CTTTAGAAATATTTAAAGTTTCAGATGCTATATTTACACAATCCCATATTTTAATAAAAATACCATTTGAATTATATTGTATTATTTTTTTTGATCTTGAATTATCATTATTTTTAATACCGTACATTGGATTATTTACACCTTTTCTTAAAATAGATAATTTTTTCTTTGTTTTATTAGACATTTTTGTACCTAAAGGACTACCTGCTGTACAACAAATATTATAAGAATATTTATTAAATTTTACAAAATCTTTTGCAAATAATAATGTATCAAAATAGTATTGTTCTCTAACTAATAGATTTTCTTTTTTACAAAATTCTAATACTTCAAATTCAAAGTTAACTTCTCCATATTTATCCCAAGCTCTTTGCAACTTACAATTACTATGATTTTTCTTTCTCAAAGAATTAATATGTGAACTTGTAGTTGTTCCAAAAATTCGATTATAAATATTAATAGCACTACCAATATAAATTTTATTAGTAATAATGTTTCTAATTAAATAAATTCCTGCTGTACAAATTCTTGTATCTCTTGTTATTTTCATACAACAAAGATACATAAAATAGAGAAGAAATCCAAAAGAAATTATAAATATCTTGAATATCTTCTCTAGTCATATTATTTTTTACTAAAAGTATTTATACATTTGTTTATTAATAAATAACTACAAATTATTAATGTTATAATTATATTAGTATCCATATTAGTCTACTAAAGTAAATGATGGTGCATGAAATTTACGAATTTTCAAGCCTGCTGATTTTAATAATTTAGTTGTTTGAGCAATATTCAAACCATAGTGATTTGCAATTTGTTCTTTCTTACTACCTGATTCTACCATTGCAGCTAATGCAGCTTTAGAGATTGTTCTAGCAGTTGTAGTAGTCTGTGCTACTGGAGTAACTTCTGTTACTGAGTTTAATTGTACTTCCATGTTATTTGTTTTTTATTTGTTATTTATTTGATTATCTACTTTTACTCCTTGAAATAATGATTCTAGCCAAGTATTCATATCAGAAGAAGTTTCTTTAATTAAATGAATACATTGTCTAATATTTGTATGATGATACCAACAAACATACCCGTTCTCTGTTCTAAAATCTATAAAAAATTTAGAGGTTTTATTCATTAATTTTTTATTTCCAGAATACAAAATCCATATGTGCTTACCTCCTGAAGGAGTGCTATAATTGAAATGTTGATCTAATTCTTCTTGTAAATGCTTAGGTATATGATCAAATCCATTTTTACCTTCTCCTTTATTATCAATATCTATTATACAATAAGGAAAATGAGGATTTACACATAACTTATACCCTTCTGGTATTTGTCCTTCAAAATAAGTATTTGGTGGAATCATCCCCCATTTACAAATTGGTTTTTTATTTACTGTTAAAAATGTTCTCATCTTTATATTCCCATTTGAATCCACCGGCAGTCTTAATTCTTCCTTTACAACAAGCAGTAATATTTGACCTAATGATCTGTAAATTTTTACTAGCATCATCAGCACTATCCCATCCTCTTATAAAAGAACCATTTAACTCCATTTGAATTATTTTTATTTTTCTTTGTTTACTTAAATTCTCTCTCTGTTCAACATTCCAGATATTACCAAAATTAGGATTATTTTTTCCAATATATTTACCTTGTTTAGCTTCAGACATTTTCTTTTTAACTTCATTATTATGAGTTTTACCATAAAAATAGTTATCTTTACCTGAACATCTACCTTTTCTGCTTTTAGATATTTTACTTTTAGTTTCTTGAGTATGTGGTATACCTAATCTTCGCCCTTTTGATGATAAACTTATTTTCTTTTTAACTTCATCTGAACGTTTTTTACCTAAATTTCCCAATCTAATTTTTTCAATAGTTGTGATTGAAGGAGATGGTTTATTATTTGGGTGGGTTGATTTTGAATTATATCCATATTTAGGATTATATGTACATAACATTTGAACCCAATAATTTTCCTGAGAAGCTAAATATTCTAAATCACACTCTTCTAAAATTTCAAATTTAAAATTATTAATACCATACTTATTAAAAGTTCTTTGTAAATATTTATTTACATGATTATTAAGTATTAATGTTGATTTATGAGAAGCCCATCTATTATAAAAATTAATAGTATAACCAATATAAATTTTACCGTTTATTAAATTTGTTATTGTATAAATACCTGAATTACGATTAATCACTACCTACCTCCTTTATAATTAACATTCTCACAAATGCTGAAGTAGATAATCCTAATTTTTTAGCTTGTTCTTGTACTTTCTTTTTTAATTCAGAATCAATTCTAATTAAAATGTCTTTTTCTTTAATCATTGCAGTATATTTATAGTTTATATTATATACTACTAATATACTACAATTAGATTAAAGATCCAAATATTTTATGTTAAATTTTCATTAGAATTTATATTGAGCTTTAGCTTGTTTAGTTGTCCACCATTTTTTGTAATTACTAGCTTTACAGTAATCCCAAAGTCTATCTATTTCTTCTTGAATAAATGAATCATTATCAATTTCTTGCTTTAATTCATCTTCTAATTGTCCTTGATACCAACCTAAATGTTGAGCATATCCAATAAGTGTTACTACACTACTATTTCTTGAGCCTGGCTCAAAAGAAATATCATTATCTGTTATAAACTTTCTCATATTAAATATTGCTATAAGGGTTTTCTAAAATCCATGCTTGTAATTCATCAACAGAATTAAATCCTAAACCGGATAAATCCTTGTTTCCTATTTTACTCCATGTGTCTTTGTTATTAAGTAAATGTGCTCTAGCCTCAGCTTTCATATTTCTTAATTCATTCAGTAAGTTATCTATCTCACTCATTATGCTAATGTTTTTAAGGTTAATAATTCTTTTTTGATAAAGTTATGTACTTTAACGTGGTCATTTAAATGATTATTAATTGTGCTTGTTTTTAAACTTTCTGTAATATTATTATAAAAATCCCAAACAGTATCATTTGTAAAATCTTTTGAATAATATAACTCATTCTTGATAATATCTAACTGAGTAGATGTTATCATTTTTTCTTCAATATACATTCTACCTAACAATTCAGAACAAGTCTTTTTTGTTATATCTCTTTCTTTCATTAAGTTTCTATCAGCAATGATAGAGTTAAATGAAATATCAAATTCATTGATAGAATCTATAATTTTATTTTTAACAATTGAGCTAGCTGCACCAGTATGTTTTCTAATTAAAGAAATATCTCCTGATATTACTCCATTTGAACAAATCCATACTTGACCACCTATTGCTAATCCTGCAGACATAGTCTTGTTATAACTATTTCTAAAAGCCATCATAATACCTAACTCACTATCAGTGTGTTCTATACCATAATAACCTATTAATTTAGTTCCTTCATGATTAGCTTTATAATTAGAAGTTTTAATTTTAAAACCTTTAATATCCAGTTGTTCTTTAATACCTTCTATTATTTCCTTATGTGAAATAGGACTATAAGTTAAAGTTTTATTAGGAACTGGTACTTCTAATAGTTCAGTTTCACTAAAATTGTTCATTATTAAATGTTTCATTATACTAATGTTTTTAATGTTAATAATTGTTCTGGTGTAAGAGTTAAATCTCTCTTCCAAATTTTAAGTATCTTTAATACTACTTCAAATTGTTCAATAGTATCATCAAAATACTTAGTTCCTTTATCAGACTTATAAAAATTATCTGTTAAAATAATTTCTTCTATAATTTCAATATATTTATCAGTTACAGATGTTAAGTCATAGCCTCTTTGTGTATATTTAACTACTCTTTCAAACTGTCTTAAAAGACGTTTAGTACCCCAAAAGTTACACTTGTAAAATGTACCATTCCATTTATTCCAAGTACCTACTTTACCTGTAGATTCTCTTAATGAAATAGTTTTACCTGTTTTAATATCATAAGCTGTTGTTATAATATCTAAATCAAAATTACTAACTACATCAAAACAAGTTTTGTTAAACTTTTTAAATATAACATTTACATCTACACATAAATTATATTTAAATTTGATTGTAATTAATCCTAATGAATCTAACGAAGATTTATCTTCATTTGTAAACTCTTCAAACTTATGTTTTTCTAATGGATCTAAGATATTAAACATTGGATTATAATACATAAAATAAAGTAGTTTTGTAAAACTAGCTTTATCATAAGTAAATAAGTCAATGTCTTGTCCTTCAAAGTAATCTAAAAGACAACTACCTGTGATACATCCATTAATCTCTTGTTTTTTTAATAATTCAATAGCACTATCAATTTGCTCTTTCATTTAGTTTGTTTTAAAATAAATAGGCTGTGTTCATTACTCACATTTAATTATTCCCTGTGTCGGCAGAATAACACCTAATTATTATATTATTTTAATTTTTCTGCTGTAATATTAACTGCTGCTAAAATAG